CCAGTGAAGAGGGGGGATGTGGGGCTGCCAGATGACCAGTGAAGAGGGGGGATGTGGGGTTGTATCGTGCATGCCGTAGGTACGCCCTACCATGCCCAAATTATTCCAAGGGTGAGGTCCGCGTGATCGAGGGCCGGATGGGGTCGATCCCGGAGGGTCTCCGGGCACCCTCACGCACCCCGAAACCACCGGGCTGGTACTGTTTAGGTCCGCGCCTTTTCTAGGGAGACCACTGAAATCACACAACATTTCCAGCACTGTTGATTTCCCTTGCAGATCAACAACTTAAAACCGGGGGCAACACCACCACCTCTATGCCACAGCCACCCGGTTTCGACCGGGGGCGAGTGCCGGGGTACCCCCCTCCGTTGTCGTGTACAAACATTCCCCAAAATCAAATTCCACACCTCGTAAAGCCACTGCCGCCAAGTTAAAAATGCTTGTATTGGGGTAGCAGTTACGGTATTTAGTGGTTCAGGGTTATCCAATAGCCCTATTTAGCTGGTTGTTGATATGGTCGAAGATAGCGGCGTTCCGTCTGTGTGCCTTGTGACGGAGGTGACGTACGAGTTGGATTGGGAGCCGGATAAGGGCACGGTGGTGGTGTCCTTTATAGATATACCGGACATGCAATTCTCGGTGCCCCTTGAGGAGATGGTGCAGTACTCCCTCTCTGCGGAAGCGATGCTGGACAGCACCACACTCTACAATATCGCCAATGATCTGGCCTACTACGCCGAACAGCTTCGGTCACAGGCTGATATGATGGCCGACACCCCGGAGCAGATGGAGTTGTGGGACACCCTGCCGATGAAGGTAGGTGGCTGATGGGGGTGTTGTTCCGGTTTGAAGAGGGTATCCCGCTATCCGGGAGTATCGGTAGTGCCGATATTGGCCGGGTTGGGGAGTATCTGGTGGCCTCTGTGATGGAGGGGGTGGGGGTATCGGCCTCCATCGTTGATCGGAGGGGTACGGATATCTTCTGTAGGTTCCCCGGAGGCGGTCAGATGTTCTCCCTGCAAGTAAAAACAGCCCCATCCCCGGTCAGTGTAGGGGGGATGAGGCTGTACCAGTATTCGGTGAAGCGGAAAGAGGCGGATTGGTACGCCTTCGTGGCCTTGGATACGGGGTATTTCAGGCTTCGGGAGGCGGAAATTGTGAATAATAAGGGAGTAAACCAGTACGAGAGGCCGCAGGACATGGATAGGGACCACCTGATAGGGGATTTGGTAACCTTATTCCATTATTACCGGGAACCACTCTGGTTTTGACCTTCCAACACCCCCAAGAAGTGTGTTACAGTGCCCCTATGAACGGTAACTACTCAAGAAAATGTCCTGAGTGCGGTGGGGTAGGCATCACTCGCACCAACAACGACCTTTTGGGGTATTCGGTGTTGATGCGGGAGTGCCCCGCATGCCGGGGACGGGGGTTTATAATCGATGTTGATCGAAATCATGATAGCGAGTCTGCCCCTTCTGGGCGGGCTTTTGTACGCAGCCTTCCTCTTCCTGCTGTGGTCGATCCTGAAGGTGGGGTCTAGCCGGGATTATGAAGAGTAGGGGGTCTGAACCCAATCTGGCGAACATGCCAATATGGGTGTGTACGTACTACCGGGACGGGTTTTGGTACGGCATCCAGCTACCGGCCACAAATCCGGATCAGTTACTGGAGGATTGGGGCCGGGTGCTGCCTAACTTCCGCGTCGAGGGTCGTCTGATAGCAAACGTCGATTGGGATGAATGATGAGTGATAAAAAGACAGGCGGAAAACTTAACCTCAAGCAACGTCTACACCTGTTCTCTAGCCCTTCGGCAGAGGCAATGGACGAGGGTAGTCGTATCACCGAAATGTGCAAGGTATCGTGGGAGGCATTAGACCGCATCAAAGAACTGGAAGCCGAGAACGAGCGGCTGAAAGGGCGTCTTGCACATCTGGTCGATTCGTCTTGGGAGGCACTAGACCGCACCAAGGCGCTGGAGAACGAGAACGAGCGGCTGCGGGAAGAAGCGAAAGATGCCAAGGACACTCTCAAAGCGTGGTTTGACCGCAGAAAGTTAACTCGCGAGGCCGTGGATCAGGCAGTCATCGACGCAGCGTCAGGCTACCTCCGCACGTCCCGTATTGGTGGAATGTCTCAAGAGGAAAGTGATCTTGTTCTGGGTGTCATTGAGGCTATGACGAGTCTTGGTCTTTTCGCAAACCTGTTTGCCCGCGCCGCGCTGAAAGAGGGCGACGATGGCCGGTAAAGATATCGAAGACAAGATCAGGGAGTACTACCTTGATGACGGCGAATGGCTGGTCGAGAAGGGCAAGGTCAAGGAGGCCCGGCTCCTCAAGGAGGCGTACACCCGTATCAAGAAGTTAAAGACTGAGAATGCGTACCTTTCCAAGCACGCACACGACCTCAATACGAAGCTGGCTTCCCTTGAGAGGGAGATAGAGCAGAGGGAGAGTAACGTCGCTGCGAGGGAGGGTTTTCTTCAGAGAAAGCTGAAGGCCATCTACGACCTGATGGGAGACGAGTAGGCACAAAAAAAGAGGCCCGGTAAGGCCTCTTCATGTCCGGTAGGGGGTCTCCCCCCTATAGGTTTATTTTTCCCTTTGACGTTACACTTATTATATCACATTTTTCAGATTTGTCTACCCCTTTTTTTGGGGTACTGCCCCGGCCCGGTCCGTACTCACCTAGAGGTTGACTTGTTACACCTCTTATGCCATAATGAAGGTACGACCCGGCCACTCCCCAAGAGTGTGCATGATCAACCTGCATCTGATCCGTGCGGCGATTGAAGCTGCTACCGGTCAACGACTACCCCTAGAAACCATCCGTACTCTCCTCGTCGAGGAGGGGCTGATCACGCAGCGACAGGCTGACGAGGATGCTAAGACCATCTTCAGCTACGATCAGTTGTTTGAGATGGAGCGGGCGGAAGTAGAGGTTGATCTGGACCCTGAGATGGGTCTTCCGGATACGGTACTCCCCGGTTCATAGGTGTGTGATGCAGTCGTCCGAGATGCCCGATCCCGAAGAGGTTGCACGGCGTTTCCGCAAAAAGAGACGACACGAAAAACCGTACGAAGTCTGGTCGCGTTTCAGTTACCTCAAGCGAGAGGGTGAGTGGAGTAGGTGGGGCCGGTATCGTACGGAGGAAGAGGCGGAAGTAGTTCTCCGGCAACTTCAGCGTAAGTACGGCCAGCACGGCCAATTCAAAATCAAATCACGGTAGGGAAGGAAACCCCATGAAGAAGCGTACGTGGTCCACGAAGGTCAAGCCGGTCCCGGCGGGTGCTTCGTATAAGGGCGGTAAGAAGACCGTCAAGAAAACCGGCTGCTGATATGTGGACGGCAGTCATTCTCGTTTGCACGGTGGACGCCCACTGTCTGTCTCTTGGTGGGCCTATAACAGAAACGAAAGAGGCCTGCTACGAGGATGCGAACACCCGAGGCGTTGTCTCGGCGATGAATCAATTCCCCGGCTATATACCGGTCGGGGTGCAATGCGTTAATTGGGACGAGGCAGTCTGACATGGAACTGAACAAGAAACTTATGAAGGGTGCGAAGGGTCGTGCCCGTGCCATCAAGGCACGCACGAAGCCCAGCGGGGATGGTGGTCTTATCGCCACCACCGACTCCGGCTCGACGGCGAAGGCCGCGAAGAGGAAGGCACCCTCCAACAAGGGTACCGCCAAGCAGACCGGTACGGCGCGGGCACAGACGGCGTCCCGTGGACGGGTGTCCCCGAAGGCTCTGGAAGCCTCCGGTGGAGTATCCCCCCGCGAGATGAAGCGTTCGCGTACGGGTACCCCCACTCGCGGGAATAACCGTGCATCTGCCACCCCGCCCCGGCGTCAGGCTGGTAAGGCCGGTGTCCGTAGACGTAGCTGATACCTCTATGGTCAAGGAAGATTGGCACCTCTCCAAGAGTGTCCCGATTAGCCTTATAGTCGCCCTGATCATTCAGGGCGGCGCAATCGTTTGGACGGTATCCCAGATGCAGTCCGACATTGATGGTAACACTCAGGACATTGCTCGCTTGGATGCCCGCGTCGAGTTGATCCGTGACTCGATGCGGGAGCAGGCTATTCAGTTGGGTCGCATCGATGAGCGGCTGCAATCCATCGACACCTCCCTGATCACGATCCGGGAATCCCTCTCCAGATGACCAAGACGTTGAAGACCGGAATCGCTTTGATCCTGTTCTCGTTCCTGATGTGGGTGGGGATGCTGGCGGCTGAGATGGACCCACAGGAGACCCTGCGTACCCTTGTGTCCCCGGTCTTCCAGTTTGGCACGGAGGCTTTGAACGATGAGTGACAAGAAAAAGAAAGAACTGACCGAACGTCAGAAAGTATTCCTAGACGCCCTCTTTGGGGAGTCGAAGGGCAATATCCGGCAAGCGATGCGCGTGGCCGGTTATTCCGATGCAACCACCATCATGGAAGCCATCGGACCCATCAAGGAACACGTGGTGGAAGCCGCCACGACCACCTTGGCCCTGCACGGCCCTCTCGCCGTGTACGGCATGATTGATGTCCTTAACGATCCGGCTTCGCTCGGTGCGAAGACCAAAGTGGCTGCGGCCAAGGAACTTCTGGATCGTGCCGGTATCGTGAAAACGGAAAAGGTAGAGGTTGAAGGGCCGAAAGGTGGCCTCTTTGTCCTCCCTCCGAAGCAGGAAACGAATGAGTGACGAAGTCACCATTTGCAGCATTACTGGCTGGCCGTACCGCAGGCGTATGTACACTCGCCAGAAGCCTGCGTGGGGCTACGAGCCGTGTTCTCACGACCCCCTCCTTCTCAAGCCCATCCCGGAGATGGCAGAGGCTATGGAGAAGGCCTTCGATGCTATTGATGCTGGTGCTTCGTTTCGTGAGGCGGCTGATTGGCTGACTTCAGCTACCGGTAAAAAGATTTCTCACCAAGGAGTCTCTAACCGATGGAAGGAAAGTCGTGGGTCTGATCCAAAGAACGAACGCGCGAAGGAACTGCGTAAACGTCACCGCAGGAACAAACCCAAAACTGGCGAAGAGAAGGCCAAAGCGAGAATCAAAAGGAAAATCGCGGATGCCAAACGAGTTGCGGCGATTAAACAAAAGCAACTCGACAACTGGAAACCCCACGACGAGTGGAGAAAAGAGCGAGGCCTTGAGCCTCTCAACCCAGAACCCCCATCCCCAACCATTTCCGATACGCTGGACTTCAGCGTCGTAGGGGAAAACACCGACGAGGTTGAGGTTGTTTTCAGCCCCAACCCCGGACCACAGACAGAGTTTCTTGCCGCAGCAGAACGGGAGGTACTTTATGGTGGCGCTGCCGGTGGTGGTAAGTCTTACGGCCTTCTGGCTGATCCTATGCGGTACTTCGATCATCCGCAATTCAACGGCATCATATTCCGCCGTACGAACGACGAATTGCGGGAACTGATCTGGAAGTCCCAAGAGTTGTATCCCAAGGCCTTTCCGGGTGCGAAATGGCAGGAGAAGAAGAGCCAGTGGACCTTCCCTAAAGGGGGCCGGTTGTGGCTGACCTACCTTGAACGGGACGAGGACGTTCTGCGTTACCAAGGTCAGGCCTTCTCCTACATCGCCTTTGACGAGTTGACTCAGTACCCCACGCCGTTTGCGTGGAACTACATGCGGTCACGACTGCGTACCACGGTTGCCGACCTGCCTATCTTTATGCGGGCTACCACCAACCCCGGTGGTCCGGGGCACGGCTGGGTGAAGCAGATGTTCATCGACCCGTCGCCTCCCGGTAAACCTTTCCCGGCGACCGACATCAGTACCGGTGAAGTCCTGTCGTACCCTCCGCATCACGAAAAAGCGGGTCAGCCTCTGTTCCAGCGCCGCTTCATTCCCGCCAGCCTGTACGACAACCCGTACCTGACGGAGGATGGAAACTACGAAGCAAACCTGCTGTCGCTCCCTGAAATGCAGCGACGGCAGCTACTGGAAGGTGATTGGACGATTGCCGAGGGGGCGGCATTCTCCGAATTCAGGGCTAAACACCATGTCTGTGACCCTTTCGACATTCCTGATACTTGGCGGCGGTTTCGTTCCTGTGATTACGGCTATTCATCGTATTCAGCAGTTCACTGGTATGCAATCGACCCGGCGTACGAAACCCTGATTGTCTACCGTGAACTGTATATCTCCAGATACACCGGTCGTGATCTGGCGAAAGCCGTTCTGGAAGCGGAAAAAGGCGAAAGTATCGACTACGGCGTCCTCGACTCGTCGTGTTGGCACCAGAGGGGGCAGGTCGGCCCCTCGATTGCGGAGGAGATGATTGCTGCCGGATGTCGGTGGCGTCCCTCCGACCGGTCCCCCCGGTCGCGTGTGGCTGGTAAGAACCGCCTGCACGAACTTCTGAAAGTTGATGAAGTGACCGAACGTCCCGGCATCATGTTTTTCAACACTTGCCGCCAGATTATTGCCGACCTTCCGGTGATCCCGATGGACCCCAAGGGTGGGGAAGACATCGATCAGCGGTACGCGTCGGACCACGCTTATGACTCTATTCGGTACGGCATCATGTCCCGCCCGCGTGCGTTCAGTCCGTTTGATCAGTTTGGTCGTGGCGTAGCCCCGCAACGCTGGCAGCCGGTAGACGCAACATTCGGGTACTAGAGGTGAAATATGGAATCCTTCGTCACTGATCCGCGCAGCAACGTCTCTCCTGAAGACGAGACTGAGCCGCGCTTTGTAGCCTCCTTGGAAGAGGGGGATGATGTAGCGGAGGAAAACCTTCGGTACTCCCCCCTCGTCGAATTCGTTGAATCGGCGTACCGGAAATCCAAGGACAGGCGCAGTGCGGACGAGAAACGCTGGCTTCTGGCGTACCAGAATTATCGCGGGGTCTACGGCCCGGATACGCAATTCACGGACGAAGAAAAAAGCCGCGCCTTCATCAAGATCACGAAAACCAAGGTGCAGGCGGCCTACGCGCAGATCGTGGATGTTCTTCTGGCTGGTGGTCGTTTCCCCATCGGGTGCGAGGCTCCGTTTATCCCTACGGGTGTGGCGGGTGAAGTGTCGTACAATCCCAACGAGGTTACGGAAGACAAGGTCAAGGAGAAGGCCAACGTCTCCTACGAAGTTCCCCGGAAATACTCCCGTCCCGATATCGAAAAAGATTTGGGTGTCTATAAAGAACGTCTGGAACCGGTTCAGGACAACCTGACGCTGGGGACTGATCCGTCTCCCGGTGCGGCGGTGTTCGAACCGGCCAAGGCTGCTGCGCGTGAGATGGAACGCAAGATGCAGGACCAGTTGGACGAAAGTGATGGTGAAAAGCACCTTCGCCTGACTGCCTTTGAATCCTGCCTGTTTGGCTCCGGGGTCATGAAGGGGCCGTTCGTCTTCCGTAAGGAATACCCGCAGTGGAATGATGAAGGGGAATACGAGCCGGAATTCCGCACTATCCCGAAGATGGAAGCGGTGAGTGTCTGGGACATTTATCCTGACCCGGACGCCCGTACGGTTTCCGAATGTGAATTCGTGGTACAGCGGCACAAGATGAGCCGCACCCAGCTTCGGTCCCTGAAGCGTCGTCCCCTGTTCCGCAAGGAAAGCATCGAGACGGCAATTGAGATGGGTCCGCAGTACCACATGGAAGATTGGGAACACACCATCGACGACGCCACGCATGGCGACAAGGTGAACCGGTACGAAGTGCTGGAATATTGGGGCATCATCGATACCGAGACGGCTGAAAACACTGATCTGGAAATCCCGGAAGACCTGCGGGATCAGGACGAAATCCAGATCAACGCGTGGGTGTGCAACGGTCAGGTGATCCGTCTTGTTCTGAACCCCTTCACACCGAACCGTATCCCGTATCACATCGTCCCCTACGAAATGAACCCCTACTCGATCTTCGGGATCGGGGTAGCCGAGAACATGGAAGACACGCAGCTTCTCATGAACGGCTTCATGCGTATGGCGGTGGATAATGCGGCCTTGTCTGGTAACCTCTTGATCGAGGTGGATGAGACCAACCTGATCCCCGGTCAGGACATGAAAATCCATCCCGGTAAGATTTTCCGCCGTCAGGCGGGGGCACCGGGTCAGGCCATTTTTGGTACGAAGTTCCCGAACATCTCCAATGAATTGTTTATGATGTTCGATAAGGCCCGTCAGATGGCTGACGAGTCCACGGGTATGCCCTCCTACGCCCACGGCATGTCTGGCGTGGTGGGTGTTGGCCGTACGGCATCCGGTATGTCTATGCTGATGGGTGCAGCGGCCCAAAACGTGAAGGCCGTGGTCCGGAATTTCGACGACTACCTTCTGGTGCCTCTGGCCAAGGCCCTCTTCGCCTTCAACATGCAGTTCAACTTTGACAAGAAATACACTGATGGCGGTCTTCAGGTAGTTGCACGCGGTACAGAGAGTTTGATGCGTAACGAAATTCGCAGTCAGCGTCTCCTCCAGTTTATGCAGATGACGGCGAACCAGCAGATGGCCCCGTTTGTGAAGTACGACTACGTGCTGCGCGAACTGGCCGCGTCGATGGACTTGGACGAGGACAAGATTCTGAACGATCCGCGTGAGGCGATGGTTCAGGCCAAGATGATGGCTGAAATCCAATCCATGATGCCGCAACCCCCGCAGGGGCAGCCCGGACAAGGCGCAGGAGGCCCTCCCAGCCCGTCTGACCCCACCGGGACCGGTAACGGTAACGTGGCCCCCGGAGCGGCCCCTGAACCGGGTGCACAAGGCTTCACCGGCGGTGGTGGTGGGGCTAACGGCGGTAACCCGCCGCAGCCCACTCAGGGACAAGGACCGGTCCAGTAATGGATAGGGAAACGGCACAAAGTCTGACCCCTCTGGTGACTGATAAGAAAGCCCTCCAGATGCTGGAGGTGTACATCAGTCATCGGATCGACGTTCTGAGGGGACAACTGGAAAACCTGACAGACCATCACGCGATTATTGCTGTACAGGGGCAGATTCGGGAATTGCGCCGTCTTCGTACCCTACGGGATGAAGTGGAGAGTAATCGGAAATGAACGACACTGTACGACGTACTCCGCTAACACCGGAAGAAGAGCAGCAGATCATCGACGAGGGCGGTGCGGTTGCACGCCCATACACCCCTACGGCGCGTGAAAAGCTGAAATACCGGCTGGCTCAAATCTTCGAAGGTGTCGGCCCGTACGACCAATACGAGTCCATGAAGATGGCCGAAAAGGTCACCGGTAATCCTAACGCTACCGATGATAGCTACGGGGTTGGCCTACTGGACTTCACTCCTGCGGGTGCCGGGTTTGCCATACAAGAAGGTTCCCGGACGTTCGAACGCGGCAGGAACTCGGACGACGAGATGACCATGCTTCTGGGCATTGGTGAAGCGGCTTTGGGTGCTTTGGAAGCCCTGCCCCTGACCAAGCCTCTGGTGAAGGGTGCTGCGAAGGGTCTTGAACGTCTGTCTGAGGCGGGTGTCCGTAGCTACCGGGAGGGTACGGTCGGCAGCAACTTCGGTAACCTTCCTCCTGCCGAAAACGCCCGCCTTACCCAGATCACGGGTACGTTCCCGACTTACGAGAAAGCCGACGCCCTGTTCGATACGTGGGGTGTGGATGGAAATACCCTCGATTTTGGTGCCGGTAAGGGGATGTCCACCCAATTGGGCTACGACACCTATGAGCCGTTTCCGTCCAGTGATTTCGAACCCACCTTCATGAAATCCGATGCCATCCCGGACAACTCGTACAACCGGGTGGTCAGTTTGAATGTACTGAACGTGGTGCCACGGGAAACCCGTGACGAGATTGTTAGCGAGATTGGCCGTGTTCTGGAGCCGGGCGGTAACGCCATCATCACTACGCGTGGGCGGGATGTGCTGTCTGCTAAGGGTGAACCCGGTCCGGAGGATATGTCGATCATCACCTCCCGGAACACCTATCAGAAAGGCTTCACGCAAGCGGAATTGATGGAGTACGTGAAGGGTGTTCTGGGGGACGGTTTCGAGGTTGAGCCGGTAAGGCTTGGTCCGGCTGGGGTGCGGATTGTTAAGTCCAAAGAGGCGACTGCGTCGGCGGATGTCGAAATGGAGGACATCCTCAGTCTTCGGGCTGCGGAGATGGAAAAGAAACCATCCGACCGCCTGACCGGCGATGATATGGAGCCTTTGTTTGAAACGACCCCGGAAGCGTATGAACGTACCATGCCGGAGCAGTCGGTAGTATATTCCCCCCGGCTGCCCGAAGGTTCCAATAAAGCCCTCCCGAAAAACGACCGGGCCAGACCGGTTTGGGATATGCGGGAGCAAATCGCGGATCGGCTGGCGGAACGTATGGAGCCGTGGGTCGGGACTGAGGCCCAGTACTTCTACCATACCGGGCCGATCATCGATAAAGCTGTGGAACTTGGGTATACCAAAGAGGAAGCGTATGCGTGGCTTCGTGACTTTGCCGATGCCTACGCAGCCACCAGCCCGCGTACGAGGACGGACCAGAACCTGAGAAACGCTACCTTGGCCATCGCCAAGCGTGAGAGAGGCGTAGACATAGCCGACATCCTTGGCCCCGGAGGCGATGGGGTCAACGAAAAAGGCTATCCGATGATGATCGGGGAAACCGGTATCCATCGGCGTCTTCTTGATGCCCTCGATAACGGCGGCATAAATCCGGACACGAACCCTAAGCCCTTTACGTTTGCTGAGAACGTAGCAGGGAACCTTGATGGGGTTACCGTCGATACGCATGCTATTCGCGGCGCGTTGGATGCCATGAATGAGATTTCCCCCGGCAGTATCCCGGAAGCGTATATCCTACCCCAATTCCGGGAAGCATACCGGGCGAACCCGGCAGACCTCGATCCGGCTACTTGGATTGATGACACGCTTGGTTCTCAGAAAATAGACGGGAACAGTCTTCAGACTGAGTACTCTGTCTTTTCTGACATCTACCGGCTGGCGGCTGAACGGCTTGGGGTTCTCCCTGCGGAAGCCCAATCCCTTGGCTGGTTTGGTTCTGGTGACCGCACCGGGCTGGCCTCTGATCTGGCATCTGTGGTTACCCTTCTCGATGAACGGATCGGGGTTACCGCAAAGGCTACGGGCATCAGTAAGGAAGAGGTGTTCCGTAAGCTTCTCTCCAGAGAAATACCTTTGATGTCCTTCCTTGGGGCAGGTGTTTTCAGCGGGACTGATGATCTTGAAGGAACTGAAGAATGAGATTAGTAATGGTGTTTTCGGGGGTGCTGTTGCTGGCAGCCTGTGGCGAGAACGAATTTCGCTGCCCGAACAACTCGGACTACTTCTGGCCGGACTGCCCTATCGAACGGGGCGGAGACCGGGAGGGGAGGATGAATTATGAAGCCCCGAAACCCAGCCGCACGAACGCTGTGGACACCAAAGTTTCGACCCCGGACCGTGAAACCGAAGAAAGGGAAGGGGAGTTTTCGGAGGAATCCGAAACACAAGACCGGGATCACCCCCCGGTAATGCAGGGCCACCCGGATAAGACCCCGGCCCCCAAGAAAGAGTGCAAACATGGCAAAGTATCGTAACGCATACCGTGACGACGATGAAGATACTCTGACGTACGCGGAAGAGTTGGAACAGGAGCGAAATTCCTTCGCCTCCAAGCAGGAACCTCCTGAACCTGATGATGCGGCTGCTCCGGATTCGGAAGAGGCCACTTTCAAAAAGCGGTATGGTGACCTTCGTCGTCACATGCAGCAGAAAGAGCAGGAATACAACGACCGCCTCGCGAAGATGCAGGCGCAACTTGATGCTGCTACCAAGGAACAGATTAAGTTCCCGAAGACGGACGAGGAAATCGAGGCGTGGTCTAAGAAGTACCCGGAAGTCGCCAAGATCGTGGACACCATCGCCCGCAAACGTGCCTCTGAGGCCCTTGAAGAGGGCGAGAAGCGTATGAAGCAGCTTCAGGAGAAGCAGGAGCAGCTTTCCCGCAAAGAGGCGGAACAGCAGCTTCTGGAGATGCACCCCGACTTCGGTGAAATCAGGCAGAGTCAGGAATTTCACGATTGGGTTGCGGAGCAGCCCATGTATATTCAGGATGCCCTGTACCGGAACGCCACGGATGCGAAGGCAGCGGGTCGGGCTATCGACCTGTACAAGGCTGACACCGGTAAGGGTCGCAAGCGTACCAAGCAACAGCGTGCCCAACAGGAGGCTGCGGCTGAAGATACCGGTCGTAGCACGCGTACTTCGCCCCCGGAAGGTGACAAGAAGCAGTTCCGGGAAAGCGAAGTGGACAGGATGTCGGAAGCCGAGTTTGAGAAGAACGAGGCGGCTATTCTTGAGGCCATGAAGACCGGCAATTTCATCTACGACCTGTCTGGGAGTCGCTGATACACCCATAGGGTGTTGAACTACTCCTCTGCTTGTGCTATAATAGGGGTAGTAGCGGGATGGTCTAGCAGCTAGGACGCCGGGTTCATATCCCGGAGGACGGGGGTGCAAGTCCCCCTCCCGCCCCCAATCTTCCATAACAATTCGTTAGTCCCTTTGGACCCCGCAGGGCCGCTATTCGTACGCCTACCCCTGTATCTTTTATTCGACGCAGCTTCGGCTGTTTCGCGAACCACAAATAACAGACCACCCGCTCTACCGGCCCCTTCTTAGGATACCCGGAAATGCCAGCGGCCTCTGGAAAGCGACGGTTCGCTCCTTCGCAGGCTTATGCCTGCTCTGAGCAAATCAATGCCAATCCACGGAGGAACGTAATATGGCATTCGCAGCAGACGGTGGCTGGGGCAACCTGCCGAACGGCAATTTCAGCCCGGTCATCTTTTCCAAGAAGGTCCAGAAGGCCTTCCGCAAGTCGGCGGTTGTTGAAGACATCACCAACACCGACTACGCCGGTGAAATCGCCCAGTACGGTGATTCGGTCCGGATCATCAAAGAGCCGGAAATCACCATCAACACGCTTCAGCGTGGTACGGCCCTTTCCACCCAAGACCTGACGGACGTGGACTTCACCATGATCGTCGATCAGGCGAACTACTACCAGTTTGCCCTCGACGACATTGAAGAGGCCCACAGCCACGTGAACTGGATGGACCTCGCCGCCGACCGTGCAGGCTACCGCCTGCGTGACGCGTTCGACGAAGAGGTTCTGGGCTACCTGTCCGGTTGGACCGGTGGTGCCGGTTCGTGGGCACGCAACACGACGGTTTCGGGCACGAAAGCCGACACCAACGCCGACAACGATGAACTTCTCGCGGCGCACAAGCTGGACATCACTGACTTCGGTGGTGCCGACCTCGGCGTCTTGGGTGAAGTCACGTCGATCCCGATTGCTTCGACCGGCGCGGCTGATGGCGTTACCACGCCCCTGACCATCCTGAACCGCATTGCGCGTCTGATGGATCAGAACAACGTGGAGCCGGAAGGTCGCTGGTTCGTGGCTGACCCGGTCTTCTACGAAGTCCTGATGGACGAAGACTCGAAATTCGTCAACGCCGACTACGCCGGTGGGGACGAAATCCGCAACGGTCGTGTCGGCACCGGCCCGATCCGTGGCTTCCGGGTCTACAAGTCCAACAACCTGCCCTACATCGGCACCGGCCCCGGCACCTCGCTGGGCACCGGCTCCGAAACCAACTTCGGTGTGGTTGTTGCCGGTCACGACTCGGCGGTTGCGACGGCGCAGCAGATCATGAAGTCGGAAAGCTTCCGCAGCCCGACCTCGTTTGCTGACGTGGTCCGTGGCATGCAGCTTTATGGGCGGAAAATCCTCCGTCCGGAGGCGCTGTTCACGGCGGTCTACAACCTCGCTTAATGGCGAATTCAGGGGGCTGCTTCGGTGGCCCCCTATTCAACTTGAGAGTAGAACATGAAAGCGTATGGAATTGTCCGTGATCGTAACGGAAAACCCAAATTCGACGATCCGTCGAATGTCCCGCAGGCAATCAAGGAAATGCTGACGATCCGGGACATCCAACTGCTTTCCCCGGAAGAACGTCAGGCGTTGGGTCTGACGATTGCTGACGACGCACAAGGAACCTGATAAATGGCTGTGACCCTTACCACTGCTGCCCGCGATGCCGCCTGCGACGCAGTTGTTGACCTGATCGAGGGCGGCACTGGTGATGCGAACGGTGACCTTGTTATCCGTAACTCGGGCAACACCCCGGTTGCGACCCTCGCCTTTTCGAACCCTGCGTTTGGTGCCTCCAGCAACGGAACCGCCACGGCGGCCACCATCTCGGACGACACCAACGCAGCGGGCGGTACGGCGGATAACTTCATCTTCCAGAACCTGTCCAACGCCGAAGTCCTCTCGGGGACGGTGACCGTCACTTCGGGTGGTGGTGATCTGGAACTGTCCAGCGTTACGATTGGCGCGGGCGACACCGTGAGTGTGACCTCGTTTACCGTCACGATGCCCGCCTCCTGATCCCGGTCGCTCCGGTAGAGTGATAGAGGGGCGGCTTTAGGGCTGTCCCTCTATCTTAGGAGGAAGGTATGGCACGCGGTAAAATCAACAATACCTCTGAGTTTCCGGCAGTAACCCCGGCAGATAACGACCGTCTGCTTGGGGTTAACGTGTCTGATACTTCCCCTGACGCCGATGGTGAAGTCGTAACCTTCACTGTCGGCTCTATTTTGTCTAGTCAACATGATCATACTCTGTCGGACATCACCGACGCGGGATCAATGGCGGGGCAGAATTCCAATAACGTCACGATCACCGGTGGGTCGATTACTTCCAGTAACGTCACCATCACTGGTGGCTCGATATCGGGCATTACCGATCTTGCCATCTCCGATGGCGGTACCGGGGCGTCCAATGCCATGCAGGCTCTGGAAAACTTGGGCTTGCTGGATAGCGAAGATTCCGGCGGGTTTACCACCGGTTTGCGTGTCCCTAGCGGAACGGAAGCCCAGCGTCCGGTGTCCCCGGACGGCGTACTGATCCGGTACAACAGTACGGCAGAATCGTTTGAGGGCTACACGGGTACTGTATGGGGGGCCATCGGGGGTGGCGCAACCGGTGCCGGTCAAGACCAGATTTTCTACGAGAATGATCAGAACGTGACGAGCAGCTACACGATCACGTCCGGAAAGAATGCTGTAACTGCCGGTCCGGTGACGATTGATAATGGGGTTACCGTGACTGTACCTACCGGCAGTAGATGGGTGGTGATCTGATGTCTAGCGTCTCGCTTAAAGGGAATGCCTCCGGCTCCGGTACGGTTACCGTAGAGGCCCCCAGCACCAACTCCAACCGGTCTCTCACGCTACCGGACAGGGATGGTGAACTGCTGAACATCAGCGGTGGCTTGGGGACTGAAGGCCAGATTCCTATGGTGAATACCGGTGCCACCGCGCTGGAATGGAAGACGACGGGGCTGGACCTGATTACGTCTACGGTGATTTCCAATGATGCCGCCCTGTACTTTGACCTTCCAGTTAACACCTACGATAGGTTCGTGTTCTCGGTAGATAACGTCGTACCGGCCACAAATAACGTAGAATTCTGGGCTAACCTCTCGGTAGATGGTGGGGTGACGGTACGTAGTACCACGGGGGATTACTACATCTCTGGATGGAATAGCACCGGGGGGTCTCACGGAGGTACTTCGGCGGCCTTAGTAGCCATCTACGGTGGTGGCTCGATTGGGCTAGGCAACGCTGCTGGAGAACACGGCGTCAGCGGTACTGTTTACGTTCACAGGCCCGGTGACTCGTCGGTTAAAACCAGCGGCATGTTCCTTTTTGCGGGCTGGACGGATACTGCCGGGGTGTACAGTTCCGGCCTTGTTGGCGGGGCATCTACCACGGCGGTAGCGGATGATTGTGTAGTGTTCCGCATGTCCAGCGGCAACCTCGCCAGCGGCAGCATCACGGCGTATGGCGTAAGGAATTCCTGATGGCACTGACGAAACGCATCAACGGGATAGTGGTACCCCTTGAGCCACAGGAGGAGGCCCAGCTTCGGGCTGAGTGGGCGGCCAACGAGGCAGCCGCACAGGCCCGTATGAATTCGGACAACCAGAAGCGTAGTAACGCACAGGCGTATGCAGCCACTCTGGAGGCGGCCACTGGACTGACTATTGATCAGATTCGGGACGCCTTGAAGTACGGAGGCTCCAGTGAGTGATCTGTCCGTCGATACCGTCACGGACGTGGCGGGAACCGGTTCCCCCTCTTTTCCGAACGGGGGTCCGCTCCTTGACGCCACCAAGGAGGGTCTTGTCCTCCTGAAGGATGATAACGACACCACGGATACGTGGGATGGCACCCATACGCTGACGATGGTGATCCGGGAAGGTTACGTACTGATCCCGCCGGGCGAAGCCCGCTTTATCGAATTCCCCGATTACAAAGGTGTGCCCATCAAGTTTATTCAGACGACTGAAGGTCAGCTTTATGAGACGTTTGATAGGGCGTCGTCGGGAGCCAACAACACTATCATGCGGTTCTGGATGAAGTGTGGCGAAGAAAGCCTCGGGGCAGGCTGGGACTTTGGTTGGAGTGTGACGTGGTGGGGTACGGCAGTAATTCCGGACTACACGTGGACTGATGTGTCCTCTTTTACTTTGGCGGATGTGGCTACCGGCATGAACGGGGAAACTTATAATGATGCTACGGCCACAGTTGCTGGTGGTAAACTTATCGGCGGCAATACGTTCTGGGGTATCCGAAATAATAACACGGTAAACACTCTCGCGTGGTTCCCCGGTGTTATGACCTGTCTCTACAGTGTGGCGTGATGGCTAAAGGTAGCGGCACATCTGATGATATTCCCAAGGGAGGCAAGCCCGGTTGGGTACCGTCCGGCCCACCAGAATGGACGCCCGGAAAAGGAAAAGGGGTTAAGGGATGAGCGAGATTTCAATTTCCTCGATAACTGGAATCTCCACGATTACCGGAAGCATTGTGGCGTCCACCAACGACTACCGTACCAATGCGGCGGATAAGTTTCTGACTACGGATGTTGTGTGGGATGCTGCTACGGAGGTTACCCTTACGTCGTCGTCGAATACCACTTCGATTGACTTCAAAAGTGGATTGAACTTTACCCTGACGCTAACCGAGAACACCACCCTCGCCAATTCTCCCAACAAGAACGTGGGTCAATCCGGTTACATCAGGTTGCTACAGGATGCTACAGGGGGACGTACCCTGTCCTATGGAACCGACTACGTCTTTACGCAGGGCACTGCCCCTAGCGTAAGCACGGGGGCTAACGATCTGAACATCCTCTTCTACCATATTCTGTCTGGTGGTGATGTATTTATCGCGGCGGCAGTTAACGTGTCATGATACCCGGACTGTTTTCTACAAACCACGTCTACGACAAGGCTCCTGACGGCAGCATCTATAACGGGTGGCAGCGTGGTTACAACATCAGTTGCAACATGGCCAACTCGGCATATGGCGATGTCGAGGAAGGCGACCTGTTCATGTACATCCAAATCACGACCAACGATGGTGGTAGTATTAACGCCAGACCGACCGGTTGGTCCGAACTTGGGGTTTACGAAACTGGTGATCATAAGGCGTGGGCAGGCCGTAACTTCTACAACGTCGGCGACGATGTTACGCCAGACAGGCTCCTGAACGACCGCAGTTGTATGGTGCGTGTGCCGGGTCCGTTCAGTGGAGTGGCAACAGTAGGCAGCCTGTGGCGACACTCCAACGGCGATAACGTCGTCACGGAGAGTTTCAACTCGACCCAACTTAATTTGATGAACTCCACGTACATCGACCGCTACCGTTACGCCTGCGCGATATACGTCACACGCGGTGACCTAATAACCGCCTACTTCGATGGCGGGGAGGGGTTCAACTCCTACGACAGCGCGATAATTTCCACAAACGTCGGCAACGAGTATAACCCACCGGACCTGACCCCGATTTACTACGGCGCTGCGGCCCGCATGTGGCGGCCCGGAGAAACCTGCTCCAGCCTCCAGATCAGGCTTGGGACTGATAACAACAACTGCTGCATGGCCCTGTACGCATGGGCACAACCAAACATCTGGTAAGGCGATACCATGCTATTCAAAATCGAAAACAACAAGGCAGTGCCGTGGAAGGGGGAACGCATCGACGGTGTGGCCTATCCGAAGAATATCGAAACTCTTTGGACAGACGCCGAACTTGAATCCCTTGGCCTCTACAAGCTGGAGCCTGCCGACCCGGTCGATCCGGGGTACCAGCAAGTGTCTGCGGAAATCCAAGTTGTGAACGGCAAGCCCAAGGAGGTGGTGACTGCAACGCGAGTTATCCCGTCTCAGGCTATCGTCTCTGAGCGGGCCTACCACCACCGGGTTACGAAGGCGGCCATGTACACGATTGCAGATATTCTGGCGGAAGTGCGGGGCATCACCCCGGAAGCGGCCCGTGCGGAAGTGAAGACCCTCTTCACAGGCCACTACGAGTCATTGGCCGCAGACCCGAATGCGCCAGAGGGTATGAACGAAGTGGACAAGGCTGCTTCAGGGCAGGTGTGATACCGCGCCAGCGTCACCGGCATCTGTTCAAGGCCCTCTGCTGTGCTGGTCACTGCGAGGGCCTTTTGTATATCCTAGAAAGGTAAACCATGTCTCCTGAATGGCGTATCTATTACTCCGATGGATCGACGTTTGATTCTACGATGGGAAGTCCCCAAGAGGCCCCGTCGTTGCACGTTCAGGTAGTGATCCAGAAAGACAAGTATTACGGACGTAGAATCTGTCGGATGGTGGACTACTACGTCTGGTCACCGACTATCAATAAATGGATCGACATCTTCGATAGTGCCTCCTTGGTTCAGCGGGCGTTGATTGAGCCGTACATCGTAGTCAAGGCCGGAGAGTACATCGAAGAAGAAAAATACAACGCCATACTTATTCGGGCCAACGATGACCCAGATTTCCCCGGTAAGTCTCCGGATACCCTCTCCCCTATGGCTACGGTGAAGTGACGTGACCAAGACAGTTAACGCATCTTGGGACCAAGACTCGTTTGCTTGGTATGCTGATACCGGCGGTGAAGGTACCGGTCAGATTGGCTCCACTAACGCTAATCCGACCACCCTGTACACCGACGCACAGCACCGGCTGCGTTATCTTATTCAAGAGACTGCGGGTGCGACAACCGGCGATACGCCGATCTTCCGGCTGGAGTATCGCGTGGACCCGGCGGGTGGTACCAACTTCGGTGCGTGGACCCCGGCGGATAGTGACGACACGTATTTCACTGCGGTAACCAGTGCCAACGTCACCGATGGTGCCGGTACCTCTCAGCAGATTGGTGGGGGTACTTTCCGGGATGGTGATTTCGTTTACGTGGATGGTGGCGGTTCCGATACCGGTGCGATGGCCGCCACCCAAGGTAACGATGAATACGAGTGTGAGTGGGTTATTGCGTGGAACGATGCCAGTGCCCGTGACGCTACCTTTGAATTTCAGGTTACCATCCAAGGTTCTGCGCTAGACACGTACACCAATACCACGCGTGTTACCCCGGTTCGCCTCCCCCAGACTATCACGTCCAGCGGAAGCCCCTCGGTTACCCTTCCGGCGGTTACGGCGGATGGTAGCGGTGGGATTAAGTGGCTTGGCGAGTCCACGCTTCTCCTTCCGGGTATTACCGCCTCCGGTTCCGGCAGTACCCATGCGTACATGTACCTGAGACCGGACGGGGTTATCACCCTCGGTAGCTGGACCGACAACGCGGACGGGACGACGAATATCTATCAGGCCATCGACGAGGCCACGCCCAGCGACGCTGATTACGTCAAGAGCGAGACGGAGCCGTCCTCCTCGACCTTCGAGGTGTCTCTGAGTAACCCGACAGAAACCGTGGACGACACGAAAGACCACGTTGTCTCGTACCGCTATGCAAAGAACGACACGTCATCGACGATCAATCTGGTCGTCTCTCTTCGGTTGGGCACGGGCACGGAAATCGCGTCATGGACGCATAATAATATTGGAACGACAGTGACGCAGGCTGACCAGACCCTGACCGGGCCACAGGTGACGGCCATCACGGGCTACACGGACCTGCGCCTGCGGTTCGTGGCGACGGAGGTGTAACGA